TAGATATTCTATCGTAGAATATCTTTTCTGCCACTTCTCTTTAGAAGTGGTAACTGCACCGGGGCCATGAGAAGGCGATAAAGCCTTATCATTAAACCGGTACAGAACAGACTGGCAGTGACGGCGAGCGCTGTCAAGCAAGCGAGGAGACTGCCCAGATAGGGAGCCTCCAAACCGCCCAACAGTATAATTAACTTCCAAGAAGGCCTTGAAGGCTTTATCGGTAGTTTCATTGTCATGTGTAACTTCGGCTTTATAGCAGAACAGCAAAAGCTGTCGAAGATATCGCAGTTTAACTGGGTCCACAACGGAACCAGCTGCGAGTCTCCTCAACCATACCGGAAACATATCAAGATCAGGCTCACGCCCGACCTCAATACACTCTAGTATGTGCTTTTCTAGCTTTGGAGCCTCAGTTAGGCACCATTGCAAGCCCTCATAAGACCCTCGTATTTCAGAGAGACCAGAGAGACTAGCAATATCTGCTAGCAGGCTAACGTATGTATGTTCTATAACGTGCATATTACATGGGTTACCACGAAGCCTGGCTGTGATATATAATGATCACAGCCAGATATCCGACTGTGACTACATATTCAATCTGAGAATAAACAACAGAGTAATCTCAATAGAGACTTACTTCTCGTTGTTTAGTATGTTAACGACAAGATTCGCATCCGCAACAGCAGCCTTAAACGTAGCGACAACATTGTCGATTTGCGCTTGGGTAGCTGTTCCTGGAACTGCGATGACGAAGTATGCAGAAGTAACAATACTCTGCAACGATGCGTCAATGTCGGTACGATCAATCCGCCCAGTATACCTCTTTCCAGCAACTTTCGTTGCTGAATCGACGTAATCCTGCGATTTGATTATCAACTTATCGGGCGTATTAACGCCACGAGTAGTTGACTGACGTTCAGAGAGTTCCTTCAAATCGAAGGTTTTCTTGAACACGATTGAATTGAATGTCAAGTCGGCATTCATGCTTAGTGGTATTTTATTGTTGACTATTATGAAATCGTCTTTCTCAAGACGAGATCATAAGATGCGACTACTTCTCGACCCTTTAGCACATAGCGACTTACCTCAAAAGGCAAATCGCTAAAACTATTGGGCAGATTAATAGCCGCACAGGTGGACTCACCGGAGAGATACAATCTCTCAGTTCCTACTGGAGCTAATATAGCGCTAGCAGGATGAGCCCTATTGCTGGAATGATACTTAAGAAGGCGTTTGAAGTCCTTCTTAAGTTGTATGGAGTCGGCCCTCTTAGGCTTACCATGAGATGT